TTTGGGTTAATTCTTCTTGTGCTTCACTAAGATCCCGGCCGGCCGCTTTGAGTTCGTTGGCTTCGGCAATCCGAAGTTTCAAACTTTCTAATTCAGCTTTGGTTGCTTTCACTCTTGAGTCCAGCATCATACCAAAGAAAGTTTCATTATCTCGAATGATATCACGATAGTCTGTCATCTCTTCGTTGATACCTTTAAGTAATCTTTGAATTTCTTTTAAGGTTTTAGGATCTAAAGTATCATCAGCCATAATCGTTTCCTGCTTAATTAATTAGTTGCAATAAAAAAAGACAGGGATTAACCCTGTCCGTATTTTTTGCTATACCCTGATGGCATTGGCGGTGAATTGTTAGATGTTAGTGTTTGAGAACCAGATCTACCGCTTGATGCATTTTCTATAGCTTCTTTCTCATCGGTAAGTTGCTTCGACAACCTTTGCACAAACCATCTTCTCAGACCAATTGGCAGGTTATAAGCTTCAGAGAAAGACCATCCACCAGCATATTTCAAAAAGAAAAATTGCTCATAGATGTTCTCCATGTATTCATCGGTCAGGCCAAAAAAAGTCCGCAGTAAGCGGCACCTCCAGTGCCGTTTCAAAGTCACATTCGACACATTCAAAATTCTGTGTCATGTCGATGTTTGGGACTGTAGACCTGTAGGCTTGGCGAAGATATCGAGCATCGATAGATGGAAGATTATCTACAACATAGTTCACAGCTTCTGATGTTGTGTTGCCGTTAACAGAGACTATGATGTTTTTAAGCTGTCTTGTGATATTCTTTTCATACGAACCTTTGGTCTTTTTATCCATTTCAATACCAGTAGCCATATTTTTTTCATCTCTACCGGTTAAGACCTTAAATCCAACTAAAAGTTCAGATCTAGGAAGTGTTACCGTGTAGGTGCCATCCTCTTGAAGTTGTACAAGACCTTCAAACTCGTTATCTGCAGAAGAAGTGTCAACAAACGAAATATCATTTAAGTCAAATGAATGTTCCTGCTGAGTCGAGCAACTAGGGCATGTAATTTGAGTATTGTATTCGGAACCATATGCAGAGATTCTGGCAGCAATAATAATAGCATTTCTATCACCAACTAGTAATGTCTCAGGATCAATAGACTTGTCTGTAATAATGCTGGCTATAACCCTTTCTAAAGCAACACCCTTCTTTAGCAGGCTGCGGGAGGTCAGCATGTCCTCTTCCTTGGCAGTCATTTGTTTTATTTCAATTGTATCCTTACCATATAGGGGGTGATTAGCGGCATACAATTTGCCACCCGATGGCAATTCAACAAACTCAGTTGGTACTACAAAACTAAAATCATTAGTATTTTGCACATTTTGCTGTGGCGGGGTGGTGTCTTGCTGTTCCGTTGCACCACCACCGCCCATTAAGCGATCACTATTTCTAGACAATATACACCTCGTTTTTTCTAGATAAATTTATTATAACATATATAAGATTCTTTTAGAGGAATTTTTATCCTCTGAAGAATTCTTTCTGTTGATTTCCACCGGTAGCTGCGGAGCCCTTAGCACCCTCACCGTCAGTTTCAACACGAGCCCAGTCGTAAGCAATGTCCAAGGACATTTCAACTAATCCTTCGCCACTTTCATATTGGAGTGCACCGTAATCAACCTTGGTAATAAATGCATTCCAGAGAGTCCACTTTTCAATTTCATTTCCGTCGCCGTCGAGTTGCGAAATATAAACTGTTCCAAGTGCACCAGCGGATCTAGCCTTAGACATCGAACCAAGATCATTCGGATCTGTGGGTGGGGAGTATCCTGAAAGTTCAACAATGTCAGACAATGTAGCGGACATGTCGGGATCTCGCGGATCAACAAGAGTCATACTAATAGGAGCCCAAGTGACTCCACCGGGATAGTAAAACTTGTGGTTAAGATAAACATGCTCACCAGTTGAAATCTCAAACGAAGGCTTGTTTACTGTTTTGGCATACCACATAAGTGATCCGCCCGTATCTGCATCGATACCTGTAATCTCTACTTTAAATCTAAATTGTCTCTTTGGATCTTTCAGGTTTCCTGAGCGATAATCATCTGACCAGAATGGCATTTTTTGGGTTCTCCTTGTATATTTTTAAATAGTATCTTAGTTTATTTTAGTCGTCAAAAGACGCACCTGTTGAGGCCACCACGAAATCAATCGCGATGAATTCAATTGCTCTAGCGGGTTTGACCATGATCTTCGCATAAAGAATGTTTTGATCAACAAGGTCGGGGGTAGTGGTAGACTCGTCAAGGATTAATCTATAATCGGAGATACCAAAGTTTGTTCTAACGGTAGCCAAGAAGGGCTCAACGAGTCCCTTGAAGCGGTTCCAAGTTGCTTGGACATTTTGCTCAAAGAGAATTGTCGAAGAAATTCTAGAGATTTCTTTCTTCAAGAAGATTACCAATCTGCGAACATTGATTCTATCAAGTGCACTTTGTCGCTCTTGTAGAGTCTTCTGACCGAACACGACGATTCCAGTGGATGGGAACGAGGCAATCGGGTTAATTCTAGCATCGTAGAGTGTGTCTCTTTCTCTCGATGTAAGCTTTGTGGTAACACCAACAATTGGGATACCTGCTGCACCTTCAGAGAGGCCGCCGCGGTTAAAGCCAGCGGGGGCAAACCAGAGGTGAGACTTTCTTTCAGACGAAGCCAACACACCCATCATTGCAACACTTGGCGGTACCCAAACAAGCTGGCCATTGCTTTCTTCACGGGTTTGTACCCATGGATAGAATGTGGCAGCATAGGAAGAATCAACAACACGATTCTTAAGATTGGTAGCAAGCTGCTGCGGAGTGTTAGGAATTTGTGCGGCCTTGGTGGCTTTTCTTTCCTCGTGAGGAGGAATGTAACCATCTTCCAAATCAATAATTGTCATGGCATCGCCGCGGTCTTCACAGACATCAATAATTCTGTTTGTAAGACCCTCGTTGGTAAGACCGGGCATAACAATCATGTTTGCGTCAACAGCTTCGGGATCTGCTAAGGTGTCAATAGCTCTAAGAATCGAGTAATACGGCGAGCTATTTCTTTCAGTTGAGCCAGCACTAAACTGCTTGTTACGGAAAGGATCGGGTTGAGTAATATCAAGTCCATCAAATCCTCCGAAGAACGGAGCAGTGAATGAGTTGAAGCCCAAGTCAAGAAGCGAGCCGTATCCGCCAGTTGCACTCTTAGACGAACCGAGAGCACGAGAACCTGACTGATAGAATGTTGTGTTATCGGAAGTCGCAACAATATCATCAAGCGAGAATACATAACTAAATGGATCAATACCTGCGATTACAGAATCTACTGGATCTTGACCAATATCGTTATTAAGCATTCTGTTAACAAATCTTGTGCTTGGATCGAATCTGTTTGACTGTGCAGTTCTTGTAGTTTGAATTCCGAAGCAAACATCTTCTGCTCTGGAAGTTGAGCCATCAGAAGATGACAGTCGAAGCCTAATATCGGGATATACAAGCGATGCAGAGAGTCCAAGTGCTGGGGCAGTTGCATTACCACCCGAAACAAAGGACTTGCGAGTTACACCACTGGCTAACATGCCAGAGCCTAAGTAGAAGTATAAACCATCACTTATTTGTTGCTCAGATGCTTGCTCTGCAATAATAACATTTCCATTTGTGTATTTGGGAGGTCCAAAGTATCCGAAGGGAAGAAGTGTGGGATCAGTTGCCCCTGCTTCGACATCAGAATTCATTTCAACATAAACATACTTAGATTGGTTAGGATATTCACCATACAGCTTAAGTCTTCTTTCAGTCTCACTCCATTCAACGAATTGATCACCAATCTTTCTAGCAATAAAGTTTGGTGATGAAGGATTGAGATTGCAATTTCCAAACTGTTCAACAATCTGAACGGAGCCATCCACATCACTTAAGTTGCGAATAACAACATTAAATGAACCATAATCATCAACACTATTATTACTTTTGCGAATTTCAGTGATCGAGACCTTGAGGTTTTCGTTTAAGTACTCTCCATGGCCGCGGCCGCGAAGTCTAAACAACTTTTGCATTTTTTCAGCACTGTAACTTTCATTGTTGCCTAAGTCTTGACCGATAAACCAGCCGGCTGCAGCTTCGCGAGAGTTAGCACCCTTCATTTGTGATGGAGAACTTGCAATCGAAGAACTTAAGTTAAGGTTGGCAATAAAACCAGTAAGTGTTGTGCTCAAGTTGGAATGTACATCTCTAGTTTCTTGATCATATGTCTCGCCAAGCCAATAGCTCTTAAGTGCAGATGAATTGTAAAATGTTCCACCGGTCGAAGATATAACTTGCGGGTTTGTATTTAATACTTCTCTTATGTATTCTTTGTTTGTATCGTCAAGACTGACATTGATGATTTCGTTCGACTCGTTCAAGCCGGCAGTGAAATTTGGTATTGAATCGCCAGCTAAACTACCGGCTTCACTACTATTTGTTTTATTTCCTGCTGTACCAAGAGTACCCTGAGTTAAAAGAACATTATTGCCTGAAGCTGTCGCTGTGATGTCTCCGCTTGTTGTAGCATTAATTCTATCAATTATTGCATCGCGAAGTTGTGCAAGGGTGGATAATCCGCTAACGAAAACATCGGCTGTTCCGCCGGCGGCATGTGCGGCCGTATTGTCTCCAGATCCGCCATTAACTTTAAACGAAGTTGACACACCAGCAGCATTTTGTATAGTGAACTTTTTACCACTAAGCAAGGTGCCTGCAGCTTGTGTAGTGATGGTAGCGGTTGCAGCAGAAGTACTACCACTAATAATATTTAACTTGAAAATACCATTTGCATCAGAGTTAATTGCAGTGCCCATGGATGATGTCAAAAGACTACCCTGTTCACCAAAAACAGAACCAGATAATTCAACCATTCCATTGTCAACATACAAAACTGCTGCCAAGTTTGCATCAACAGTATTACCAGCAATGTGTGCACTTTGTGCCGAGGCTGAATTCATAACGAAAAGACCAAAAGCACCTCCTCCTGATGCACCAGCATTGTTTGCTGTTTTCCAACCAGCTTGAGCACCATCGGTACCGTCATTGTCGGGATGCTGGTGGCCAAGGAGCCTCATGTAGGTGAGAGGAGCTACATTGGGTCGCAAAAAAGCTTTAGCTGCATAAAGACCATACATGGGTGACTGCAAGTTACCATCTCTGTAGATGTCTCCACCGCCGTTGCCCGGAACTGTTTCGCCAAAGTTTTCAACGAACTGAGAGTACGAGCTAACTCTGACAGGCTGCATCGCAAGACCACGAGTCGCCCTACCAATAACTGCTGGACCTATTGTATCTGCTGTACGGGGAATAAACGAGTTATCTATTTCGTTAATAAAAACACCCGGTGACACAAATTTAAATTTCTTTGCTGACATAATGTTGCTTTCCTTTTCTAGAATAAGTTGTCATGATGACATGTATATCATAACTTAAATAGTATTTTCATCTTCAAAAGGAGGAAGAGAAACAACAAAATAATGTTCACTTCCTGATTTAGTCTTCAAAAAAGCTTGCTTCCCCGGGAAGTGGAACTCTTTCTCTTGGAAATTGTACTTCGACAAAGTTTTCCTCTCGCTTGACTAATTCTCGATCATCGTTGTCGCCTTCGCCGATTAAGTACCCTAAGACACTAATTGTTATATCTGTCTCAAACATACGAATTTCTTCATTAAGAGTTGCTACATTATTCTTGTGAGCAAAGTTTTGATCTATAAAAGCCTCATAAATATGCCCATTTCGTCTCAGTAAGAATGAATTGATTTGACCCGTTCGTGCAATAAATGGCTCCATTAGAGAATTCATTTGTTGTTGGTACTCTGTTCTTAAAGTAATCTTATACTCTAAGTTGACATATACAGGTATTGGAATAGACAATGTTTGAATCACAATTTTATGATTTACTCTGGGAAAGTTTCTTTGACCGGGTGCACCGGTTATGTTCCTTGAGCCGGCCGCTACAGCAAAGTTTCTGGTTTTATCTTGCTTTATTTTCTTAGCTATGACCATTCTGCCAGTGCGGCCATCACCATCATTGGAAAAAAGATGAGCTTGAAAAGACCCTTTCATGGCTGGATCCTTGACTATGCCAGTCCTCTCGATACTCACAACGGGTAAAATAATTGATCCTTCTTTATCTCTGAGGGATTTATCATCTTTTACTTGAAAGGATCTTTCAGGAGATTGCCAAAAAACAGGAACACGAGTATAACCAGCATTTGTTCTGGCACTTAATTCTAAATCCTCTTTTAGCCAAGACATGATAGAATAATCAATACTTTCTAAAGAAGACTCAAGCATACCTATTTCTCTTAAAGTAAAGTTATTCTTCTTAGGTGGTAACTGTGCAAAATCAAAATCATCAGGTAGCATCAAATAATCCTCTTCTAGCTCGTTTACATACAGCCATCGTTTCAAATGTTTGATCAACTTGACCAAAAAGTTTACGGGGCGATGATAACTTAACTATCTCGTAATAAACTTCTCCGTACAAAACAAAATCACCTTGTCTTGCAAAAACATCCTGATCATCGTTTAATCTTCTCTTGTGGAAGTATACATTAATCATGGCATCAGAGTCAACACCCACACCTTCAAGGTAAGATGTTGTCTCTTCTTCAACTTTAATGAGTGCATAAATTCTTATGGGTGGCAAAAAAGTTTTCTCGATTGCTTCGCCATACATGTCATGGAAGTCAGTTCGTTCCATATCAATTGGGTAGTACAAGATTTGTTGACCAATAACTTTCTCAATAAGTTCATCGTTAACTTGCTTAACGAGGTCTCTTTCTTTCTTACCCAGAAACAAGGGAGGTGGTGGCTGTTCTGGTCTGTTCCATTCGTCTGACATTTATCTCACCCTACAAAAATTGGTAATGGAGAAGCCTTGAATATCTTCTCGGTTGCTTCGGAAGATTCTGCATCGTACTTAACAAGCTCTTTATATTCAACTTCCTTAAACATTTCCATAAGTTTTTCTTTTAATTGTTGTTGTTCTTCCTTAGCTTGTGATAAAAGTTCAGAATGATTTAGTGTTACATTTTCACCCGGAATTGGAAGTGTAGTAAATTTACCTCTAATTTGACCAAGCATTTCTTTACAAAGAGCAAGTGCATATTTTCTTATCCATTGTTTTCCAATAGAGTTAATGTTTTCATAAGGTATATTACCATATGGTAGTGTATTGATATTGTTTACACCATTTGTACCATCGTGGTATCCAGTGTTGGAAGCAAACACATCCTGATCATCAATATAAAATCTAAACCATATTTTTCTAGTATTCTCGAATCCAAAGTCTCCGGGTCTAGGATAAATTCTAAGTTTGTTGTCTATAATTTCATATGAATAGTGTGAAGTTCTTGTGTAGATTGAATCTTCATATGCAATTGCTTGCATCTTGTTTTGCCATGTTGGTATGATCTCAAAGGTAGAATCATCAGCGAACTGCCCATATGTAGAGTAATTTCCAACTACATTTATACCACCATAGTAACCAAAAAATCTCCACATTGCTCTTGGTGTTTTATAATAAACTTTATTAACAACTATTCTTTTATCACCTACCTTTCCGGCAAATGGCACAGCATTACCGTCGTCGTCTACACCACTAGTTGATTGAGATTCAATTACAGCTTGGAGATCGTAATCTTGTTGTCCCGCTGTTCCATCAACAGAAGCAGAATATTGTTGTATTGTACCGCCATACCCACCCATAGCTGACATAGCATCGCCAATTCTTTTTGCCTGTTGTACTTGAAATCTTGGATATTTAAGACTTGCACTAACTGGACCGCTCATGCTTTCACCAAGATGATCAAATGTGCCAGTGACATTACCAAGTGCATTAGATATTGTATTTTTGCCTTGATGCAAGTTTACAATGTAGGAGTATTCTAAAACAGACTCTTCATAGGCAGCATAAACATTAGCAGTTGTAAGCTCAATGTCAACTACATCTCCGCCAAGCTTTTTAAATGTATATGCAACCTGATCGGCCGCTCCGCTTAGGAACTCAACAGATCCGGTATATATGCCGAAGGGCACAGCAGATGAAACATCATCGACAGAACCAGTTGATGTAAGTACAATGGCACTTGTTTGAGATTTAGGACTAAGGTTAGTTGGCATTTAAAAGGTTCCTCAAATTAATTAGTAAACAAGCGATCAATGACCGGTTTAAAAAAATATTAGTTTTGAACTATTTCAGTTTACTTTTTCTGAGTTGTCTTTTTAGTTGTCTTGCGGGCCCGTGTTTTAGTTGTCTTGGTAGCTTTTCTAGTTTTTCTAGTTGTTGCAACCGTTTCGCTCTCTGTATCGGTAGTTGTGCCAGTCTCCGTGTCGGTGGTTGTACCGGTGGTGGTGCCGACTGTAGTGCCAGTAGAGGTACCAACGGTTGTGCCAGTTGTAGTATCAGCAACAGTTGTGGTTCCGGTAGCAGTGCCAGTGTTAACTGCTGCTGCTGCTTCATTAAGTGCTCTTGCCTTAAGCTTGAGAGCTAATCTTTTTCTTGGGTTCATGATATATCCTCGCTATAAAACCTGTAAAGTAAATAGTGTTAAGTTAACAAAAAGAAAAACCCCCAACCCAAAAGGAAGGGGGCAAAATATAAAAATATTTTAAATTAATCAGGAACTGGCTTCACCAAGTAATTCAAAGTCAACAGATACTGCAGTGGTAGCTTTGTTAGAATCGCTACCGCCGGCCGTAAGTGAGAACAAGTGAAGGTGTGGATGAGTGTTAAGGTTAACACTTACCGCACCGGCTGATGTTGCAACAAGTTCAGATATTCCATCGTTAGATTCATATCCACGAACATGTCCCGAAGCTTTTCCACTCGCTCCAGTAGTGTGAATCATAAGATCAAACTCCAGAATGAATGCTTTGTTAGCTGCCGGTGCAGTCGTGTCTATAGTCACAATAGGTACATCAGTGCCACCATTGTGTGTGGCACTAGTGTTAAAAGTTGCACCAAGTGTCAAAGCAGTTGGTGAACCAGTTACAGCAGTTGTAACTCCACGTACACGAATACGAATAACATTACCAGCAGTCATAAAATCACTAAGATCAATAGAAGCAACTTTGTGCTCCGTAGTATCATTCTGATCCAATGTAGCATGTGTAAATCCGTTTGCATCATTGATAAAAGTTGAACCATCTGCAAGTGTAACTTTTTTAGAAGTTGAAACAATTGCATCCGTTAATGTTGCACCTGTTAAATCAATATTCCTTTTTAAATTTTCAATTAAGGCTTCGACTCTCGCCAAGCCTACTCTTTTACTTCCCATGTTTAAAACCCTCCATTTATAATCATGTCAAAAACATAATAGGAAAGACTACAATTGTAGCCTTACCCATAAGTAGTTTTGTCATACAGGAAAGCCCCCGTCAAAAAACGGAGGCTTTACACTGTACTTTCGCTATGATCTAGGATCAGCTAGTTGAACCAGCTTCTCCAATGATTCCACGACAGACAACTAATCCATACATATCTGGACGGACCATCTTCTTCGCATAACGAGTCATGACTCCCTTACGGGGCACGAAATCTTCAGTTCCGAAGATTGTTGGTGTAGTTTGAAGTGGGACATATGGAGCATACACATAACCGCTTTCAAGGAAAGAGGTTCCGCGACGACCAACGAGGATCACACTGCGGAGGAAGTATGGATCGACATATACATCGAACTTCTTGCTGATTGCACCGACTCTAACCGCACCGGCAGAACCTCGCTCATCGTCAGCAGTGACGGAAGCACGGAAGCCAGCAGTAAACTCAAGGATGTTGGCAACTTCAGGTCCGCAGACGATGAAGTTAGCACCACCACGAAGAGTCTTACGGTGGATACGAGCAGAAACATCATTGATTGTTTCAATGAGTGTTTCATACCACTCGGAAACTGTACCGGTGAAGTCAGGAGCAGCCGAAGATGCACCAATTTCAGCACCAGTTTCGCGGTTGACGAACAAGCCGGGGGAGCGAGACCAGTACAAGGTACCAGCGGTTGCACCGACGACGAGATCTTCAAGGATTTCGCGATCAATTTCAAGAGCGATTTGCTCGGAAAGAATCGAAGTTAATTCAACTTCTGCATCAAGGTTGTGGTATGCATTGAGGTCTTGACCCAATTCAGGTGTCCACTTAGCCTTAAGCTTCTTAGTTTGAGCGGTAACAGCGATAGAATCAACCTTAATGTTGATTTCAGGAATATCGACATTTCCTTCAAGGCCGAATGTGTTAGCACCGATAACGGAACCAAGAGCAACCGAACCAGTAAGATTGTCATTAATCGCAAAGCGAATATCAAATCCGCCGGAGCCACTAGCAAGACCCAAGAGTGAAGATGGAGTACCATCATCGAATGCAACTGCACCAGATGCTTGTGCAAGAACCATGGTGATCTTGTAATCTGCTTCACCGGGTACATTGGTGGTAGAGCCAGACGAGAGACGAGTCAAACGACGGACAACTCTAAGAACACCAGCATTGGTGCTGTTAGTGACACCGTGAATGGTTGCCAAATCAGCATGAGCAAGTTGTCTTAATGCGGAAGAACCAGTCATTTCAACAACTGCAACCATCGAACCAGAGAGATCTGGGTCGTAGCTACAAAGCTTGTCAAGCTTGGTTTGTTCAGCAGTGCTCAAACCATCGTAATCATCACCACCGGGATCAGTTCCGTTAGCACCAACAGCACCCGAAGCAACGAGAACTAATTGATCAAAGCTCACAAAGTGCGAACCAGTTGGCGATGCATAGCCGTTGTTAAGTCCATAAGGACCAGCTTCAGCATTGAAACCAGACAAGTTAACACCACCAGTGATTTCTGCACCAACAACTCCGCCACCATAGAACGAAGAGTTAGCTGCATATCCATCCTTTGCAGGGGATGGACGGCTTCCATCAACAGTAAAGTCAAGGAAGAAAATGAGACCCGATGGGAGACTCATAGGTTGAACGGCGACGAGATCGTTGGCAATAAGGCCAGCGAAAACACGACGAACAATTGGGAAAGCTACAGCGGCGAAACCTTCAACATCGCCACCAGCCATGGAAGAACTCTCACGGAGCAATTCCTTTGCTTGGTTTTCAAGCAAGCGAGCCATGTTCTTACGAGAAACTTCTTTTTCAAGTCCCTCAAGAAGCCCTGTCTTCTCCCACTTGGAAAGAAGAGCATGACCTTCAGCTCGCATATCACGATTGACAACACCTTCGGTCAATCTTTCGATAATGCTAGACATAATTAAATCACCTCCTTTTATATGTTATTTGTGTTATTTAATTCCAGCTAGTCTTCTCATACGATCCGAAAAAGGATCCTGAGAAGTTGCTTTGGTCTCTTTACGAGACGCGGTTAATACAGAAGACCTGTTACTAATTGCTTCGCTAAGTGATTGTGGGCTTCGCTTGGGCTTAGCCTCCACTGCGCTTTGAAGTGTTTCGTAGATTGTTTTTGCTTCTGTGACAGAACCAGCACCGGAAATTGCTTCGACAATTTTATCTTTTTGTCGCTCATTTAAGGAGGAATTTCTTAATACACGGTTCGTATAAAGAAGTCTTGCATTGGAAAGATTAACTTCATAAAGATTTTCTTTAAGTTGTTCCATAGCAGACTCATACTTCACCAACTCTTCTTTAAGGTTCTCATTATTTTCGAGAGC